TTGGAAGACTTCGGGGATTTGAAGGGCCCGACCTGGAAGTCGGACAAGATCACGCTTGCCAACGGAAACGCCATTGCCGCCCTGGGATCGGGCGAGGGGATTCGGGGCATTAAGGACCGCTACCGCAAGCCCACCCACATTATCTGCGACGATCTTTTAAAAGACGACGAGGTGGAAAGCAAGGCCTCCCGGGACAAGCTCTACAAGTGGTTTAAGCGCACGGTCATGAACCTGGGAAAAGACGCTTTTATCGTGTTGGTAAACACGATCCTGCATCCGGACGATCTGCCCAGCCGCCTGATAAAAGAGATCCGGGAAGGCAAGCTGAAAAACTGGTCCGGTTTGTGGTTTTCAGCCACCACCAGGGGCGGGCTGCAGGGCTCTCCTATTTGGCCGGAGCGCTGGAGCATTGAGGATCTGCAGGAAAAGCGCGAGTCTTTGGGCCCGGTGATATACGCCACGGAGTGGGACAACGAGCCGATGGCCGAATCAGACCGCAAGTTCCGGAGGGAGTGGTTTGTAACCTATGATCTGTCCGATGTGAACCCCGCCGGGATGCGGATTATTGCCGCGGTGGACCCGGCCACGGGTGCGAGCATGGGCGACTATTCCGCAATAGTGATCGTGGGAGCTGTTGATCATGTCTTTTACGTGCTTGAGGCCTGGGGCGGCAGGGTGAGCGATATCGGGCTTATTTCCAAACTGGTGGATCTCTACGGGGTGTGGCGGCCGCGCGAGGTGTTGTTTGAAGAGATCGGGTTTCAGCGGATATACAAGGATCTGGTTGTTCGCGAGGCCGCAAAGCTAGGGGTGCCGCTTCCGATGGAGGGAATAAAGCAGTCCGTGTCCAAGCAGCTGCGGATTTCTGCGCTTTCCCCCCTGGTGGAATCCGGGGTGATTCGTTTCCGCAAAAACCAGAGCCTGCTCATGGATCAGCTGGAAAATTTCCCCAGGGATCACGACGACCTGCCCGACGCCCTGGAGATGTGTACATCCAGGCTGATGGGCGTGGGCACCGGCCAGGCGCGGGGGTTTACCTATGCGGTGCGCCGCAAAACCGAGGATATAATAAACAAGGCGAGGCGCTTTTATGGCTAACACATATCTTACATCAACGATTGTAAAGCCCTATGCTGGCATGCAGCAGCTTTTTGACCTGATGCCCAACCCCGACGAAGTGCTGGAGCTGGAGGGCTATGGCGTATATGAAAAAATGCGGGCCGACCCCCATGTGTTCTCATGCCTACAGCAAAGAAAAGGGTGGCTACTGGCCAAAACCTGGGATGTTTTGCCTGCCGGCAATACGGATGCGGACAAGCGGGTATCGGACTTTGTAAGCGGCGTGGTAAACGACCGGCTCAATTTCAGGCAGTTTTTAGAAGACATGCTTTCGGCCCTGGATTACGGTTTTTCCGTTTCAGAGGCGGTATGGGGCCAAAAGGCCGGATCCTGGCTGATAGACAAGCTTGAGCCCAGACAGTGGAGCAGGTTTGCTTTCAAGCCGGACGGCACACTGATGCTGGTGGAGCCTGCCTGGGAGAGAAAGCGCCTGGTACAGCCCTATAAGTTCGTGCTGCACAGAAACGAGCCCAGGCCGGAAAACCCTTACGGCAACAGCGTGCTGACCCGCTGCTACTGGCCCTGGCGGTTTAAGCGCGCGGGCTTTGAGTTCTGGCTCACGGTGCTTGAAAAATTCGGCATCCCCAGTCTGGCCGCTCTTTTTGACGGCCCGCAAAACGAGGACCAGGCCCGCCAGATGGCCGACTTTATATCCGAGCAGCTCACAGAGATGGCAAACGGGGCCACCGGCGCGTTTTCCAATGTAAAAGAGCTCAAGGCCGTGGAGGCAAAGGGCCGGGCCGAAGAATTCCGGGACCTGATTACTGTGTGCAACCAGGAAATCAGCAAGGCGATTTTGACCGTGACCCTGACCTCGGAAGTGGGCGACCGGGGCGCCTATTCCCTGGGCGAGATACACAAGCAGGCCCAGGACCAGCTCGTTAAAAAAGATAGCAACAGCCTGGCTGCAACCGTCAACGAGACCGTGGTCAAGTGGCTGGTGCGCTTAAACTTCGGGGAAAACGTGCAGCCTCCCAGGTTCAGGTTCGATTTGTTTTCCCCCGCGTCCTGGGAACAGGTGCGCGATGCAATGGACCGGGGTTTTCCGGTTTCCAGACGGGCCACCTACGACACCTACAACATTCCGGAGCCAGCGGATGAAAAGGATGTTTTCGTGAGCCCGAAAGCGGCTGCGGGTATCGGCATGAATGACGACAGTTTTTTTTTGCGGAAAAACCGCTCGCGCCTGAGGATCTCGAACGACCCAACCTCGAAGAAGTAGAAGAGGCCCTGGAGTCTTTTAAGGAAGTGGTGGCCGAATCCATGCACGGCTACCTCATGGATGCCCTGCCTGAAATCCCCGGCATGAAACGTCCCGCCGAAGATGCGACAAATTATCTGGAAGAAGCCACCTACAGGCTGTTCATGATCGCCTGGCTGCTGGGCATGGTGCATATCGCCGAGGCCGCCGGCGCGGAAATGGCCGATTTTTCGCCCGAACCCCTGCCGATGGAAGAGGCCGTGGATCAGCTAAGGTCCCGTGTACAGATCCCAGCATCCGAGTTTTACCAGATGGATGCGGCCGTGCGGTTCCGGGCGTTTACTGTGGCCAAAATGGCGGGCATGGACGCGATAACCAGGGTTAAGGAAAAAATCGAAAAGGTTCTGGAAGAAGGTGAAACCCTGGAGGGCTTTATATCTGAGGGGCGGGGAGACGAGCTTTTGGAGCGGGCCGGGTTTTCAAAGCAGTCACCCTGGTACTGGGAAACCGTTTACAGGACAAACACCATCTCCGCCTGGAACGCGGGCAGGTGGTCCCAGATGAGGCGCATTGAAGACACCATACAATATGTTGAGTTCGTGGCCATAGTGGACTCCCGCACCACCGAGGTCTGCCGGCATTACGCGGGTGTTGTCCGGCCCATGAATGACCCGATATGGCAGCAGATCACCCCGCCGAACCACTTTAACTGCAGGTCCACCACCAGGCCGATAATGTCGGGCAGCAGTGAGGCGCAGCAGACAACACCCTGGTCCGAATCTGACGTGCGGGATCTGCCCGCGCCCCAGGAAGGCTTTGACGCAAGTCCGCTATCCCCGAAAGGGTTTGCGCAGATGCCCGACAGCTTGTGGCGGCGGGCAAAAGAATACGGCATTGAAGACGATATTTACAAGGCCGCAGAAAAAGCGGGCGTGAGCCTGGAGGGTGCCGCTGGCCAGTCCGCGCCGGCCGCGTCCGTGCCGCTTAACGTAAAAAACCGGCAAGACATGACAGACGTTGTCAAGGAGCGCTTCGGGCCCATTACCCGCAATGGAATCCAGGACGTGGAGTTCAGGCGGTTTAACGCGTTTATGGGCACAAACAGTTCGGGCAGGATCTCCATATCGGAAAAGGCGATGCGTTTGCCTGACGGAAAAACATTCACCCCTTCAAAAGAGCTGCTTGGTGCGTTTAAAAATCTGGGCAGAAAAGACCTCACGTTTAATCAGGAGTACGCGCTTGAAGCCCTGTGGCACGAGGTCAACCATAACCGGCAGGTCTGGACCTACAGGGTGGCCAATAAAGAGGATATCCGTAATGTAATCATGGAAACGGTCAACCAGTGGACCTCCAGGCGCACTTACCCAGAGATGTTAGACCGGCTGGGCGGGTTTGAGCCGAAATGGCAAAAAGAAGTGATCGAATCGGGATATGGATACGCGCCCTGGGTAAACCGGATGGACCGGCTGGTGGCGCGGCTCGGCCTAAAAGACAGCGATATCCTGGAAGACGTCAGAAAGCTGCATCTGGGAACCGAAAGAATGGAGTACCTGGACCCGCTGTCGGATCTGCTGGCTCAAAAAAGCGGTGTGGGCGCGGGGAAAATTCGCGCGGCGTTAAAGGCGATTAAGCGGGAGGATCGGTTCAAAAGGGAGCTGCGGTTTGTTTATTGATTTTCAGTCCAGGCCCAGCCTGGCCCTGTCGATTATGCCCAGCAGGTTTGTCTCCAGGAGCCTGTTTTCTGCTTTTTTGGCGTATTTCTCCGCCTTTGCCCAGTCCTCTCTTCGGATCAGAAGCCATACGATAGACTCCACCTCTGCATCCGGGTTTTCAGACGGGCCTTGTTTTGCCGCCTCTTGGCTTCCGAACAAAGAGGCAAGCTCTTCATCTGTGGGGTTAAAATCAAACACAGTTTCCATGACTTTAGAATAATAGGATGAGTCAAAAAAGTCAACCTAAAACGTTATTCCCTCGTTTCCCACGCGGGCTGCCGAGTTGATGTAACGTAAGCGCACAAGCAATAAAAAAGGAGGCTGCAATGCTGGGGGACCTACCTGAAATAGAATTTGTTGAAACCGATGCATCCAGGGTGGAGTCCAGCGTGATTACCACCTATGAGGCTATTGCCGAAAAAAACCTGCGCCCCGGGGACCCGGTGCGGCTGTTTCTTGAATC